TCTGGTGCAACATTATTCCAAAATAGTTCAAATCAAGTTAGAACACTTGGAACGTGGTATCAGTTAGTTTATGTATTTACTAATGTTGCCGCTAATACATTTGAAACATTTGTTAATGGTATTAGTATTGGTAGTGTGGGACATAGTTTAGCAAGTATATTAAACACAACGACAGGTTTATATATTGGTTCATATAATAATGGTGAATACGAACAATGGTTTGATGGTAAAATTGGAATAACCCGTTTATACAATAGATCATTGACATCTTCGGAAGTTTTAAATAACTATAACGCAGATAAATCAAAATATGGTTTGTAACTATTTATAAAATATGGAATTCTTTATTAGACAAGGAGCAACAGACCCAATTTTAAAACTTAGATTAATTGATGATGGAAAGAATGACAAATCATCATTTAACGACTTATTAGAAAATTCTGATATAACTTTTGAAATGTTTGATGTTGAGACAGAACAATATCAAGTCCTTAATGGTGAATGTTTTTTAACAACAAGAACAAAAAAATATGACCAAACTACTGACGAATATTATATTACATACAGATTCACCGAATTGAACACTTCACAAAAGGGTAGGTTTGAGGGTATGATTAATATTCAATTCTTAGATACCAACTCAAATCCAACAAACAAACTGATTGTACCAATCAAGGAAAAACTTTTTATTAATGTAATTTAATTTTTTAAACTCATTATTTTTTTTTATTTTTGTATAGTAAGACAAATTACGATTCTAAGTCGTAAGCAAATGTGTCATTTAAAAAAAAACAAAGATGAAAGAAGTTATTTCTCAGGAAATTATCGAAAATTTCCTTAATGGTTGGGACGATGAAAAGTACATCGTTGGTGTTGAATACGACTACCCAACAAACTCAATTTACAAAATAATTCAAGACCCCGAAGAGGGAAAAATTATCAAGAAAGACAGTTTCACACCATTTCTATGGGTGGGAGACTTATCGGGTTTAAATTTTTATGGTAATTCAAAATCCCAACAAAAGGCTGCAATGTCTAAACATGGGATTGTCATTGACAAATTAGAAACCTATGGTAATGAGAGACTCGAAAATGGTTTAAAATACTTAGTAAAAAGTATTAAAGGTTACACGAACCTAACGGGTTTTTTTAGGGAGGGTGGTATTGACCCTTGGAATGAAAAGTTTAGACAATTTTTTCAAATCTTATCTCCGGTAGAACAATTTCTAATTGATAAGAAAAAGAGATTATTCAAGGGTATTGACGATTATGATGGTGTTCATAGATTTGTATTTGATATTGAAACTACGGGTCTTGAAGCTGAAAAGGATAAAATAATCCTAATTGGAGTTAAAGATAATCGTGGTTTACAAAAAACAATACCTGCTTTCGGTGAAGATGGTGAAAAGAAATGTATAGAAGAATTTTTTAAAATTATACGAGAAATCAAACCAACAATTATTGGTGGTTATAACTCAGCATTTTTTGATTGGCCATTTATTTTAAAAAGGGCTAGAATACTTGAAATTGACCTTCCTGAACTTACGGGAATTTATACCCCAAAGGGGATAACTGAAAAGGAAGGTATGTTAAAATTGGCAAATGAAATCGAACCGTACACTCAACACGTGATATGGGGTTTCAACATTGTTGATATTGCACACGCGGTTCGAAGAGCACAGGCAATTAATAGTGAAATTAAATCATGGGGATTGAAATATATCACTCAATATCTTGAAAAAGAGAAACCTAATCGAGTATATGTCGATGGTGCATGGATTTCAAAGATTTACTTAGATAATGAAAGTTACTACGTGAATCCAAAAACGGGTAACTACAAAAAAATTGGTGACGCCGGTACTGAAGGTCTATTAGAAAAGTATCCCGGTAAGTTTGAAATATGGCCAGGTCGTAAAATTGTCGAACAATATCTTGACGATGACTTGTATGAGACTATGGTTGTAGATGATTCATTCTCTCAGTCGACTTTCTTACTATCCAAATTGGTACCAACAACATATGAGAGAATTGCAACAATGGGAACTGCAACATTATGGAAAATAATAATGTTAGCATGGTCATATGAGAACAAATTGGCGGTTCCTGAAAAAGATGAAAAACGTGCAATTACGGGAGGTTTATCTCGTTTATTAAATGTCGGTTTTTCAAAGAACATTGTTAAGTTTGACTACTCATCACTCTATCCATCTATTCAACTTGTGTATGATGTGTTCCCTGAATGTGATGTTATGGGTGTACAGAAATCGATGTTAAAGTATTTCCGTAACATTCGTATCAAATACAAACATCTCGCTGGTGAATTGAAAGATAAGGACCCTGTTCTGGCTGAAATGTATGACCGTAAACAATTACCAATTAAGATTTTTATTAACGCATATTTCGGTTCATTATCCGCACCACAAGTATTCCCATGGGGTGATATGAATATGGGTGAAACGATTACATGTGTTGGTCGTCAATGTTTACGTATGATGATTATGTTCTTCCAAAAGAAAGGATATAAACCTCTCGTAATGGATACGGATGGTGTTAACTTTGAGACACCTGAAGATATTAACGATACTGTATATATCGGTAAGGGTTTGAATGAATTGGTAATTGAGGGTAAAGAGTATCGTGGTATTGAGGCTGACACCGCAGAGTTTAATGACATCTTCATGAGAAATGAAATGGGATTAGATATTGACTACGTCGCTCCGGCTTGTATTAATGTTTCTCGTAAGAACTATATCATTAAGATGATGAAGAAAGGTAAAGAGAAAATTAAATTGACCGGTAACACCATTAAATCAAAAAAACTACAACAATACGTTGTGGAGTTTTTGGACTCGGGTTTAAAACATTTATTAAATGGTGATGGATTGGCGTTCGTCGAGGCTTATTATGAACAAGTAGAAAAAATATTCAACAAGGAAATACCTCTATCAAAAATTGCTAACAAATCGAGGGTAAAACAATCTGTTGGGGATTATCGAAAATACATTATGAAGACAACCAAATCGGGTTCATTTATGTCAAGACAGGCACATATGGAACTTGTGATGATGAATGATTATTCCGCAGGTCTCGGTGAAACGATTTACTATGTCAATAATGGTACTAAGAAAACGTCCGGTGATGTTCAAAAAATAACAAAACCTACAAAGAAACAACAAGAGGAGTTTACTCAAAAACACGGATACCCAATGCCTCTTGATTATATCGAAGTGAATTGTTACATGATACCCGAAAAGGAAATCCAAAACAATCCAAATATGACGGGTGACTATAATGTACCAAGATATCTATCCATGTTTAATAAAAGGATTGAACCGTTATTGTGTGTATTCAAACCCGAAATTCGTGAAGACATTTTAATCGAAGACCCAAAGGACAGACAATATTTCACAAAACTACAATGTGAGTTGGTAAGTGGTTATCCTTTGAAGGACGATGGTCAAGATAAATTCGATGAGGTAATGACACTATCGGATAGTGAGGTGATATTTTGGAATAGAGTGAGCAAAGATCCCTTTTTCATGTATGTTGAGGATAGTCTTTCACTTGTTGACCAGTATTGGGTTGACCACAATAGAAAGGTGGTAAAACTACAGGCAGATAGTATTAAGAGTAATGAAGATGAAATCATTCAAAATAACGGAAACGACTTTGCGTATCACGCAGTTGAATCTTAAATCACATTAAATGGTGAAACCATTGGTCTGAATTTTAATGCTTTGTTAAGGTTTTCTGCCTCTAATCCCTTTCTTTCCAAAACCTTTTCAGGACGAAGTCTTTCGAGCCTTTGCATTAATTCTTCAACCAATTTCAATCTTTCATCCTTTGCTTCAGTTAGTAAGGATGAATAATCTAATTTGACTGTTGAATCGGGAACTTGTAAGTCACCTGAAAATTTACCCCAAATTCTTGCTAAACCCTCTTTTGAATATGCTATGAGGTACTTTCTAACCCAGTTTTGTGCTGGTTTATTTAGTGCGTCCCAAGTAAGAGGTGTAACATCAATATCAGAAGGTAATTTAACAACATCTGAATTTTGTTCTAAACACGTATCTCTATCCATGGTATCATAATACCAATACCATACTCGGAAATTGTTTCTTAAATTAGAAAAATCAAATTTACCTCCCGGAACATTATATAAGTGAACCACTTTAGTTCCGTTTGGACCCGCAGTAATTCTATATGTAACATCTCCTCCGATTAGTCGATTTTTGAGGTTTCTGTCTTGCATTCTTAATAACAAATCGTGTGCAGGTAACATAAAATAGGAACCCGAGGTACCCATTTGAGCGAAACCACCAACACCACCAAAACCAACACCACCTAATCCACCAAAACCCCCTAAGAACGGGTCAACAATAGAGTCAGTTAATTCGGCTCTTTGGAACCACAATAATTCATTAATTTCTCTTCCTGCTGGTACAATATATGTCTGAGTTCCACCTGATAATTCGAAATAATCCTTTTTAAGTTCCCAATTTCCACCAGCCTGTAAACCAACAATTTTGGAGTAGGAATGTGAATATTGAGTTTCGTAATCTAAACTTCTTGTGGTAAACGCTCTTGTTAATGATTGTGTGTCCAAATCTAAACCCACCAATCCAGACCACTGAGATTCAATTAACCAATCACTAACGTATTGTTCATATTCTGAAACTGACAACTCCATAAAAGTGTCCATTTGTTCTTCAGTTAACTCTATTCCACGAACGGGCATACCCAATAAATGGAATACCTGTGTATATAATTTCTCTTTTTCTGGTTGTGATATTATAGTTATTGACATATTTTTTTGTTATATCACTATAAATAGTTTATATTTGTGAATATGATATCTCATGATAACTTTAAGGGTGTTTGGAACAGAAATAAATTTTTTAGGGATAGTGTAAAAAACACAATTAATCAAGTAATACCTACGGTTGATTATTCAGGTATCAAATACTATAAACATGGGTCTATAACAACAAAAAAGAATCAATCGAGACAAGGAGTTTTATATCTACATTTAGATAAATGGGTTTGGTCTTGGATTAATTCAATTAATACAAATTATAGTTCAATATATCTAATAATAGAATTCATATCTAAAAAAGAAAAAGTTGATTTATCTGAAATGGAATTTTCAACTTTTAAATTAGAAAACACACTGAAATTCATTAGGTGTGCAATAGAAAACTACAAACAAGATATTTTTAGGCCAGGTTCGGAGGTGTTTAGAAAAATGTTCTTTACTACCCAATTTACATGGACAAAAGGATCTACATCTACAATTGTTTTTCTTCACTCCATATCAAAAAAATTTGATATTAAATACAATTTAAGTTTTGAAAGAGGAGATGAAGATGATATGATGAGGGGTATTGATTACCTATTATTGATTGATGGTGAAACAAAAAAAGTACAGCATAAATCGGTGAAATTAGAAGATGAGGGTTTATATTTCACTTCTAAATCATTACTATATAATGAATCGATATATAGAAATGGGGTTGATTTATTTTCTATACAATCGGGTAAAAAGATTTACATAATAGAGAATTCAAAAGATGAAACTCTTATTGGAGTGAGAAACCAAAAATTCTTTGTACTAAAATCACAAATAATACATGAGATGGATATAAAAAATGATAGTGAAGAATTAGAAGACTTATTGATTGAATTAAGTCAAATTTGTTTTAATAATCAATTTATTTTTATGTTTGAAAGAACGGAAGAGGGAGATAATGAATTTTTAATCTCAGATGAGAATGGTGTTAAAACAATAAAATTAATATTGAACGATTTAGAAGATAAAAATTTACTTCAAATAATAAGAAATAAGGTAGAGGAATTAAAGAATCTCCTTTAATAAGTCCTTACCAAAAGATTCGGAAAATTCTCCGTCTCCCATTACTTGGTCAATAATTCCCTTTTTCTTTTGTAAAATATTATAAATTACCTTTTCAATGGTGTTTTCGAATACGGGATAGTAAACGAGAACACTATTTTTTTGCCCATATCTATACGCTCTATCCTCCCCCTGTGAGTGGTCAGCAGGAACAAATGACAAATCGTTCATAATAACAACTTCCGCAGCAGTTAAAGTAATCCCAACACCGGCCGCCTTAATGTTACCGATGAATACTTTTATCTTATCATCATTTTGAAATCTATCGACTGATTCCTGTCTTCTATCTTTAGACATACGACCATCCAATACAACAGAGGTTTTTTTGTATTTTTCATGTATCATATCAAGAGTCATAGTGAAGTTAGTTAATACAATAACCTTCTTACCTTGTTCGATACATTTATCGATTAATTCACAGGTATATGGAATTTTCTCATAAGAAATTAGTTGTCTAACCTTCATTAAACGATTAAGGGTAATGGTAAGGGTGTCTTCTTCTTTTCTTTCTTTACTAATTCTTGCAAATTCTTCTAATTCCTCATCGTACATTTTACTACTTAACTCTAGAAATACGGGAGTAACTATTTTTTCAGGTAAATCAAGAATATCGGTTTTCATTCTCCTTAATACCACATTCTTTGTTCTCTCTCTTAATTCATCTAAATTACTTGCACCACTCGTATTCCAAACCTTTCTCATCCCAACTTTGAATTGGAATCCTTTACAATATCTTTTAACGTATGTTTGCCAATTTAAAGTAAGAGGGGAATCAACAATTTTAAGAAGATTGAAGTAGTTAATTGGTCTCGATGTCATCGGTGTTCCGGTTAATAACCAAACCTTTGGTATGGTATCCAAAACATCATTTAATAATCTTGTTCTATTGGCGGTGGTGTTTGAAATGTAATGTGCTTCATCTACGATTGCCAAATCGAAATTGGTGTTAACTAATAGTTTGTAATCGTCACTATCCTCACTTTTATCGGTTGTGTGGTAATTTTTTATAATGTCATAGTTGATGATGTAGTAATCAAAAGTGTGTCCCCATTTACGACCCTCAACAATCAAGATTTTTTTATCACTATAGTTTCTAATTTCCCTCTCCCAATTGATTTTCAAAGATGCCGGACATACTATAAGAATTTTTCGAGAACCACTTTCCAATGATGCAATTACTGCCGAGGTCGTTTTTCCCAGTCCCATATCATCGGCTAAAATGTATTTGTTATTTGCTAAAAGTTTCTCAATCGCTTCTTTTTGATGTTCCATTGGAGGTCTTGAAGAATATATCGAATAGTCGATTTCTCTATCTAATTTCTTCTCAGGTTGAATTACCGCGGCTTTCGGTAACCAAAAAGATGATAATTTTTCAGAATCAATAATTTTACCCCAAATATGGAATGCCTTTTCACTTTCACATAATAATTTTTCACACCATATCTTATCAGGTGGAGAGGTTAATAACTTATCATCCATTAATTTTTCACCAAATGTCGAGACAATATTGATGTATTTTCTGGCAATTTTTGGTGTTGTGTCTTTGTACTTTAAAACATATTCAGCTTGTGGTCGAGTTAATTTGAAGTTTTTTGTTGTTTCAAATTTATTCTTCCATTCTAACAATTGATTGTTGTAACCTTCGTATTTGTATAATATTTCTCTAGCTTCAATTTCAGGAATAACCATAGTATTCATTATTTAATAATATAAATAATAAGAATCATATATTAAACTATTTATATGAATATGAACAATAAACTACCAATCACAAGATTATCGAAATTCTTTTCACAAGAAGACTTTGATATTAACATACAAATGGGTCAGGAATATCTTCATGGAGATTTAAACATGAAGTTCGTTTTATACAGAGTTGATAGAACAAAAACTGATACTGACTCGATATATGCTGAGGTGGGTAAGGATGAGATAAAGTTCTTTCCTCCTATTGAAGTAAATGGTTTGGTTCAAATTGCCGAGGCGAAGAATAGTTCATATAAAAATGGAATAATGAGATACCTTGAACCCGGTAATCTCACTGTTAAAATATATCTAAGTCACTTAGACGATTTGAATGTTAAAATCATTTATGGTGACTTTGTTGGGTATGCTGAAAGTGAAGAAAAAGTACGTTTCTATCAAGTAGTTGACGATGGTAGAATCCAAGCGGACAGTAAACATAAAATGTTCGGATACAAACCACACTATTTGACTATAGTTTGTGCTCCTGTTCAAGAATCAGAATTTAGAGGTATATAACATGGGTGTTCCAAAAAGAAAAAACGATATAGAAGTTTTCGGAAACAAAGAGTACTATCAAGGACAGAAAATCACCGAGAGAAGACAAGAGTTGTTAGATAGAATTACCAAATCTGATTCATATCTACCTGATTCAATATTACACGATGACTTAGATGGTGGGATGTTAGATTTCATCAAGAAAAACTTCAAAGTAGTTACGGATGGTGAGACAATACCAATTATACCTAAGATAATGACAATTCAAAGGTGGGGGGAATTCACGAACAATTGGAACTTTAGTGATGATGATGGTAACGTAAAACTTCCATTCATTGCACTAATTAGAAAGCCGGACGCACAACCCGGTACAAATCCATCAGTCCAAAGAACAATACCTGACCGAAGTACATTCTATTATGCATCAGTTCCTACATGGAACGGTACTCAAATGGGTGCCGATGTATACAAAATGCCACAACCTGTTGCAATCGATATATCCTATGAAGTTACTATAGTGTGTACAAAATTCAGAGATTTAAATAAGTTTAATAAAATTATATTACAAAAATTCTCATCGAGACAATCCTACACCACAGTTAAAGGACATTATATTCCAATTATTTTAGATGGAATTGATGATAGTACACCAATGGACTCTTTGGATAATCGAAGATTTTATATTCAAACCTATAAATTTATTCTCTTAGGTATTCTTATTGATAGTGATGAATTTGAGGTAAAACCGGCATTAAGTAGAATGTTCCTTATGAATGAATTTATTCAAAGTAACAATTACCAAAAGAGATACATAAATAAAACTATTGATATTACCATTGTAAGTTTCACTGCAGATGGTTTACAAACTGCGTTCAGTGTTGGTGAGACTATAGGTGTTTTATTTAATGTTGCAATAAATGGTTTGATTCAGGAAAGAGATGTTGATTATTTTCATGTTGCAGGAACATCTAAAATAACATTTGTAACACCACCATTAGAAGGTAGTATTGTAACCATAACTTATTTTAAAGGAAGAAATAGTGTTATAATCGATACATATGGAAGACCAATACAAGTAACTACCGAATACTTCACATATAATGGTTCAACATTATCCTTTGAAGTTTTAAACTTTATTGATAGTGTTGTTACATTAGACATCAACGGTCTTATTGAAGATGAGGGTGGAGGATTTGAAATTACGGGTCAAAAAGAAATTACATTACAAGGTACACCTAGTATCGGTTCTGTGATTGGGGTGACATACCTTTATTAATCATTCCCCGTATAAATCCTTTTTTTTAGGTTTACAGTTATCTTCAATTAACTTTTCTAAAAATTTATAAATTTTCATACCCTTTTCACCACAATGGTTTTTTAACATTTCGTGGTGTTTTTCACTTATTTTGACATTTTTGTGGGTATTTTTCATGTAAAAGATAATAAAAGATACTATTAGATAAATAAATATCCAGTGTGTGATTATTGTGATAATCTTTCATAAAAACAAAGATATTTATAAACAAAGTAATAAATTATTTAATCAAACATTAATCAATGGCAAGTTCAAACAGAGTTTTCGTTTCTCCCGGTGTATACACCTCAGAAAAGGATTTAACATTTGTGGCTCAAAGTGTGGGTGTAACAACACTCGGTTTAGTTGGTGAAACCCTAAAGGGTCCGGCATTCGAACCAATCTTAATTAGCAACTTTGATGAGTTCAAAACATATTTTGGTCCCTCCTCACCAATTAAAGATGGTCAAGGTAATCCAAAATATGAATTACCATATGTTGCAAAATCTTATTTAGAAGAGTCAAATCAATTATTCGTAACAAGAGTTTTAGGTTTAACAGGTTATAAACCAAATAAAACTTTTGGTATTAAAACATTAGGTGGTGTTACTGTAGATTTAGATACCGTTTCAACAAGCGGTGTGACTATGGACCCTGATACACCAAGCACTTCTCCAATTTTTGGAGAACTTTCAGGTAAAACTGCTCACAATGGTAGTTCAATAACAACTTATATTCAATCAAATTTCAGTGGATATACCAACGCGGATAATGGTAAATGGTTCGTATTGGGTCAATGTGATGCTGACGACGTGGCGGCATTAACCGCTGGAAGTGAAGTAATATCTCCATTGACTGGTTTAGATAACGAAACGTCCAATCATGAAAAAGAATGGTACAATACATTTTTTAACAGTGGTGCCACTATTACTAAAGTATATGCTTATTTATTCGTTTATAGTGGTAGTTCAGGAGTCTTCAATGTCACAAGATATGCATACGACGCGGAATTAAATTCTGACTACCACAATGTTGTTGTTGCAGCATTAAGACCAAGAGGATCTTATAGTGGTCAAACACTTCTTTTGGAAGTAACAGGTTCAACTGTAGGAATTTCTGAAACAACTGGTTTCGATTTGGATAGTAATCCATTGGGTGAATTTACTTTGAATGTAACAGGTAGTACATCTGGTGCTAAATCATTCACTTGTTCATTAGATACAACATCCACAAAATATATTACTAAAGTTTTAGGAACTGATGTTTTTGATAAAGTTAAATCAGAATTCCCACTTTATGTACACGAGTCTTACCCTAATTTGTTGAAAACTGCGTTCGATAAAGGATTAATCAGAGGTTTGAGTACTTCAGTTGAAGTTGAGACCGATGGTAATAATTTCTTAGGGCAATGGGATACCACAATATCACCTATGGTTGTTTCTGAAGTTAGAGGTGGTGAAGTTGCAGACTTATTTGAGGTAATTACAATTTCTGATGGTGAATCAGCTAACTTCCAAGTGAAAATCACAATTCAAAATATTGATTTGGATACTGGTGACTTCGATTTGATAGTTAGAGACTTCAATGATACTGACGAAAATCTTGTGGTATTGGAGAAATTTACAAGATGTAACTTGAATCCTGACCTACCTGGTTATGTAGCTAAAAAAGTAGGTACATCTGATGGTGAGTACGAATTACGTTCAAGATATATCATGTTGTCAATGGCTGATAATCACCCAATTGATGCATTCCCTGCTGGTTTCAAAGGATTTAAAAATAACAGTGTATTTGGTTCATCAGGTAAATTGGGTAGTATTCTTTACAAAACAGAATACTATTCTTCAGGTGATGTTATTTCATATGATGTAAATGGTACACCGATTTTATCAAACGGAGATAAAGTAAGAAAAGTATCTTTAGGTCTTTCTTCTCAAGTTGGTGTTGATAGAGATTTGTTGAAATATAAGGGATTAGGTGCAACAACTGAAACTTTTGGTTTCCACCTATCATCCAATGCTTCAGCTATTACAGGAACAACATATCAGTGTACTCCTTACAACTTAGAAGGTGCTGATAAAGGACAATTAACAAACATCGGTTCCCGTAAATTTACTTTCGCGGTATTTGGAGGATTCGATGGTTGGGATATCTACAGAAATGTTAGAACTAATGGGGACGCATTTATTTTTGGTAGACCAACATATGTAAATGGACATACTACAAATAGTGGAGTATTCAGTTCAGTATCAGGTAATTCTGATTACTACTCATACTTAGCGGGTATTAATACATTCGCAAACCCTGAAGCAATTGACATTAACGTATTTGCAACTCCAGGTATTAACTTCTTTGACCACAGTTCATTGGTTACTCAAGCAATTGAGATGATTGAAAATGATAGAGCGGATTCACTTTACATAATTAACTCTCCAAATGTGACAACTGCGGAAGAAGTAATTGATAATCTGGATTCAGTTGCATTGGATAGTAACTATTCTGCAACTTATTGGCCTTGGATTCAGGTAAGAGATGGTGACAATGCAACTCAGTTGTATCTTCCACCAACAGGTGAAGTTCTTAAGAACATCGCGTTAACTGATAACGTTTCTTATCCATGGTTTGCTGTGGCAGGTTATTCAAGAGGTTTGGTAAATGCTGTTAAGGCATACAAGAAGTTAACTCTTGACGAAAGAGATGACCTTTACAAAAACAGAATTAACCCAATTGCAACATTCTCCGATACTGGAACCATTATTTGGGGTAATAAAACCCTTCAGGTTAGAGAGTCTGCACTTGATAGAATCAACGTAAGAAGATTATTATTGAGAGCTAGAAAGTTGATTTCAGCAGTTGCAGTTAGATTGTTGTTTGAACAAAATGACGAACAAGTTAGAAATGAATTCTTGAGATTGGTAAACCCAATTCTTGAATCAATTAAGAAAGAAAGAGGTTTATTTGATTTCCGTGTAACAGTATCAAACGATCCAGAAGATATTGATGCAAACACACTTAGAGGAAAAATTTATGTGAAACCTACACGTTCTCTTGAATTTATTGATGTTGAATTCATCATTACTCCAACAGGAGCATCATTCGATAATATTTAATAAAAAAATAAATAAAATAGAGGGGTCCCAATGGGACCCTTTTATTTTTTAAAAATTGCCCAGTATTATATTAATACTAGACCAGTACTATAATAAAACTAGATATACTAGTATTTATTAATAAGTTAAGAGATATTCTGGAACTGGATACTGGGACTAGTAAAAAACTAACGAAAATTTTTCACAAAATCAAGTAAGTTGAATCATTTTCATTAAAAAAAAATATTTCTTAGTTTGAGTATATTTATAAGAAAGAAAATAACAAAAAACTTAACAAATACAAAATGGCAGATTTATTAATGAAAATGCCGGTTCCTTACGAACCGAAAAGACAAAATAGATTCATCGTTAGATTTCCATCAACTTTGGGAATTAACGAATGGTATGTTACATCCGCTTCAAGACCTAAAGCAAAAATAAACTCAGTTCCAATTCCTTTCTTGAATACATCAACATATGTTGCTGGTAGATTTGAATGGGAAGAAATGCAGGTAACATTTAAAGACCCAATTGGTCCTTCAGCTTCTCAAGCATTAATGGAATGGTTCCGTTTACACGCGGAATCTGTTACTGGTCGAATGGGATATGCCGCTGGTTATAAAAAAGATATTGAAATTGAAATGTTAGACCCAACCGGTGTTGTAGTTGAAAAATGGATTCTTCAAGGTACATTCATTACCAACTTAAACTTTGGTGATTTGGATTACTCAAGAGATGAATTGGCAACTATCACTTGTGGTTTAAGAATGGATAGATGTATCCAAGTTTACTAAAATAAAAAATCTGTCAAAGAAAGGTATCTCAAAAGGATACCTTTTTTATTTTAAAACTTTACAATCAGTGAGTTATTAATTATATTATATTTCATGGAACAATTTGCAATAGACCCAACAATCGCGTATGACATAGTGGAACTACCAAGTAGAGGTATTCATTATACAACACAAAAAAAATCAGTAAAAGTAGCGTATCTAACCGCATCAGATGAAAATGTTTTGTCAGCACAAAATCTCATTCAAAGTAATACTGTGGTAGATGAACTATTAAAAAGAAAAGTTTTAGATAGAGATATTAGTGTTGATGACTTGGTTGATGAAGACAGACAAGCCATATTAATTTTTTTAAGAAATACCGCGTTTGGTTCTGAGTTTAACGTATACGTTACTGACCCAAAAACAAATGAAGGATTTACAAGTAAGATAGATTTAAGTGAAGTAAAATTTAAAGAATTTACTCTAACTCCAAATGAAAATGGTGAGTTTAAATTTTTCATGGAAAAATCTAAGGTTGATGTTACTTTTAAGTTTTTAACTAAAAAACAACAAAAAGAATTAGACGACATTGAAAAGAGTTGGAATGGAAATGGTGTTGCACCAATTGTAACAAAAGAATTAGAAATGATGATTAAGTCCGTCAAAGGAAATAAAGAAATGATGTCAATTCATAATTTTATTCAGAATTTACCAATTAAAGACTCACAAGACTTTAGAAAATTTGTCAAAGAACATAAACCATCACTCGATTTAAAGAAAACAGTAAAGACCCCGTCAGGAGAAGATATCCAAGTTGAAATTGGATTCGGGGTAGAATTTTTTCGCCCTTTCTACGGACTATAGTAAGGGACAATTAGATGAAATTTTATATTTAGTTAAAAGGGGGTTCTCATATCGAGATATCCTCCTTATGCCTATCTATATTAGGAGGTACTATATCAATTATATGATTGAAGTAGAAAACACACCTAAATAGTATTTATAGTTATGAATAAACCTAATATTAGTGATTTCATCGGTAAGTATGGTAGTGCTGATGCTGACTCAAGTGCATATGCAGATGCTATGAATATGTATAACAGAAGTAATAATATTACAGGTACATACGTTGTAGATCAAAGTGAAAGTCAAAAATTTTTATCATATTATCACAAAAAACCAACAGGGGGAGGTGCAGGTGCAGGTGGTGTAATATCTAAAGCAGTATCAACACAGGGATTTACAACAGGATATGGAATGATAAGTGCCGAGGCGGCCCAAGAATTAATTGGGGCTGACCAAATTGCGGACGCAGCAATTGCAATTGGTACTGCACTTTTTAGTAGTAAACCTCTAAAAGAAGGATTAACGAATTTATTCACTACAGGATTAGGTAATCTTTTTGATGGTGCAATGAACATCTTAGAAAAAGAGGTCGAACTTAGAAACAAATTAAACTCTCAAATTGCGATTGGGGGGGAATTATCAAGAGGTTACAGAAATAATATTGTTGACGCCTTAGATGGTGTACAAGGTATGGGTTATTCATTTGATGAATTGGCTGATACCGCAATTTCTGCAACAAAAGAAACTGGAAGATTTTTTACAATGAATGAATCCATCATGGAAAACATGGCGGTGACATCAAGAGCGTTTATTGGAGACATGAAAGAAATGGCACCCGTACTTAGACAATTTGAATTAGTTGGTATCGGTGCAGAAAAGACATTGGAGAATATAAATACAGCTGGTAAATCATCTCTCACATTAGGTTTGAACGCCAGAAGAACAACTGAAGAACTAAATAAAAATATTGGTAAATTAAACCAATATGGTTTTGAAAATGGTACTCAGGGTCTAAATAGGATGGTTCAAAAATCTATTGAATTTAGAATGAACATGCAAAACGTATTTGATATTGCGGAAAAGGTAATGTCACCCGAGAAAGCAATTGATTTGGCTGCAAATTTACAAGTATTAGGTGGTGCAGTTGGTGCGTTAGGAGATCCATTTCAAATGATGTATATGGCAACAAATAATGTTGAGGGATTACAAGATGCGTTGATTGGCGCAGCAGAATCTTTGGCAGTATATAGTGAAGAAAATGGTAAATTTGAAATTACTGGTGTTAACCTTAGAAGAGCGAGGGCAATGGCAGATGAACTTGGAATGAGTTACCAAGACTTATCAAATATGGCGATTGCTGCAGCTGAAAGAACCTCAGCATCAGCGGATTTAATGGCTGCGGGTGTATCCGTAGATGAAACCCAAATGGAATTTTTAACAAACATTGCCAGAATGGGAAAAGATGGAAAAATGGTTATCGAAGTACCACCAAGTTTACAAGAACAATTAGGTAAAACAGTTGAATTAGAAGATTTAAATCAAACTACTGCGAATGCAATTTTAGAAAACCAAAAGGCATTTGAAAAAATGGATGTTAAGGATATTGCGTTAGAACAGTTTACCGAAACACAAAAAATGGCATTAAATATTTCCCAAGTTGCTGCAATGTTAAAAGTTGAATTTGCAAAGACATATAGGGGAATGGGCGCAGAAATGGATACATATGTTGCAAGAGCTAATGACATGTTGGAAAAATATGTTACGGGGGAAAGTGCAAGTGGTGAATTAAAAACTGTTCTAGATGAACAAAGAGCAGCATTACAAAAGGCGGTTACTGATGATCAAAAGAGTAAAGGTGCAAAACCTGTACCCGCACAATCAACACCTGTTAATAATGCAACAAACACGAATACCACAACACAAAATACAACACCACAAAATACGTCACCATCGACTGTTAATTTGTCTCCTGAATCTTTATCACAATTGGCGGAAAAAATGAAAGGACGACCAATTGAAACTACTGTTAATGTAAATCAACAGAATCCAAGAGAATATTAACAAAAAATCAAAAATAGATTTTATTTTTTTATCTATTTATTGTTAAAACAAACGGATGCCAAGTTACTTAAACTTTAACTCTACTAAAGAATTACGAAATTCTATTTTAGCTAGAACTCTTACCAAACCAAATGGACCGCAAACTTTTACTTCAAGTAATTATGCGATTCGAAGTTTAAGGGATATTCCGAATGTGGATCCTGGTGATGTTGATGATAACAGGGGTGAAATGTTAAGAGTTCCGCAAACAAACAATGTTTACAAACCTACGAATTTCAATGTTACCGAGAATTTAAGAACAATACCAAGAAGAGCAAATTTAAATTTATACCCATATTTTCAATTACAGAATCATAATTTAATTAGTGTTTTTAAGCAACAGAATTTAACTAATGAATCGGAATTGATGAAATTTGCGGGAACTCACCTACTATCAAATAGTGGTCCTGTTTTCTCTAGAATTGCACGAAACATTGAACGTGTAACAAATGGACGTGATAGACTTAGTGAGGCGTTAAACGGTAGTATATCAACCGCATCAAATATTATTAGTGGTAGAGAACCATTGGTTGCACCAAACTATGAAATCACCGTAAGTAAAACTATACCCGGTAAAATTATTGACTTTGTACAAGTAGCGTCAGGGGTTGAGTTACCCTTTTCAGATATTCCGGGTGATTATTTAACTGACCCACAAAACCCAATTAATGTAAGACCTGTAGCAAATTCTGAATTTGGGAGAGTTTTACAAGATGTGACAGGTGCACTCGGTTCATTAATTGGAATTAGTAGACGACCATCACCATCCAGAAAACCATCAGATTTGTTTATTGAACATATGGGTAGTGGTCAAAAAAATGTTTTGTATGATTTATTATCATATTCAACATATGCACCCAACTATACCTCATCAGCAAGATCACAAAATACTTCAAGACTTTTTAATGTGGTTGGTAACATTGCACAGGGTGTAGCAAATTTATTGGGGATTGACGCACCAATCGGTCAGGCATACATTGGTGACGATAGAGGTAATGATGTAAAATTTGCAATGAACGATTTTAATGATCGTCCAGTGAGAAGTAATTACTATCTAAGTCTTTTATTTGACCCTGTTCAGACTCAATTATTTCAAAGAAAAAGAAATTACTCTGATAATGGTAGTATTACAGGTAAACTAACATGGATTAGTAGAAATAATAGAAATAAGTTAGGTGAAAATAACCAAGAATGGGAAAGTCAAAAAAATGATTTTGACAATTCAACATCAACTGGTTTTGACTTTAGACCTGATTCTATTCTTGGTTATACACAAGATATTTTAGATACCCTACCAACAAATGGTGCTGAGGCTCGTTCTCACGTTGCCAATGTTATTGACCAAACAAGTAGAATTTTTAGAGAAGGGGATGTAATGTTGAGTAGAGGTTCTGCGGTTCAATATGTTGATAAATTTGGTGGTGAAAGTGGAGTTGAGTATTGTAGAGTATGGACAAAAGATAGGTCATATTTGAATTACTCTGATACCATGAAAAGACAACAAAACGTAAGAAAATACGATGATAGTGTCTTAGATAGATCATGGAATTTAAACATTGCCCCCATATCTAATGGTGGTAGAGACTTTAATGGGTCAACTAATATTTTACCAAGTGGGGATGGGTTTTATGCTAAAAAATACATGTTTTCGATTGAAAATCTGGCGTGGAAGACATCTAATACACCCGGTTTTACTGTAAACGATTTACCTTATTGTGAAAGAGGTCCAAATGGTGGTAGAGTTATGTGGTTTCCTCCATATGATTTAAAGGTGAGTGAACAAAATAGTGCATCTTGGAATCCTAATAAGTTTTTGGGTAGACCCGAACCAATTTATACATATCAAAATACAGAAAGAACTGGTCAGATATCTTTTAAAGTAGTTGTTGACCACCCAAGTATATTAAATTTATTAGTTAGAGAACATTTTAAAGGGTTTTCAGATGAAGAGTCTGAAAATTATATTAACGCATTTTTTGCTGGTTGTGAGGAAATCGACTTTTACGATTTGATTAGAAGATATTCAACCATTACACCTGAAGACGCCAAATTAGTTAGTGATTTTCTTAATAAAGAAACCGATATTGACACAATACTGAGATATCAAAGTGTCACAACTGCAAACGTGGTTCAACCAGAACCAACTATTGTTAATGACACTTCTGAAACAGTAAAACTAAATGTTAGTTTAAATTTTCCTAACAATTGGCCACTAATTTCTGGTAAAGAAGAATTTAAAGGTACAAAGTATAGTGATATATACGTAACACAAATTGGTTCAGATACTTGGACAGGAGACACATTAAATGATTTAACAATTACTCTTAATGAGATTTTAACGGGTTCAACGACTTATAAAAAGGCAGACGCCATACATGATAAGAAAATATTGTATGGTAAAGATATACCAGTTGGAGACGCATCGACATATAAAAATAATACCATAAGTGATTTAAATCGAGAAATAAGTGATGCTAGAAGTGGATATGATTCATATTTAAACGAAACAACAAAACTAAAAACAGACATTGAAAGTGGGATAGTAAAAGACTTATCAATTGTTATTGGTTCATCTTGTTCGGCACTTGCTGATAATGGATACAACTTCAGATTATCTATTAGAAGAACATATAGTATTTTACTCGATATTTTAGATAGGATAAAAAAAGATGTGGATTCTAAATCCGTTTTAGATTCTAAATGGCCGGCGTCATTTACTGGTGGTGGAAATCAACAAACAAATATTGATTTAGAATTCACATTAAAAGAATTAGGTTATACAGAATCAGATGGTAAATTAAAGTTTACCACAATTAGTGCCGGTGAAGTGTTCAATAATGAAAGTAATATTAATTGTTCTACACAAGATTTTAAATTTGTATCAACAACTGGTGGTTCATCTTTAAAAATTGCGGCACCCGTGGCTTTTGGATGTAGACAATCAAGAATAATATTTGAGTATACCAAAGTAACAAAACCAGACCCACAAAAACCACAAACACCTGCAGACCCAACTGTTATTTCAAAATTGGTACCTGTTGGTGAACCAACAACACCAAGACCAAATAGACCAGCAATTGATCCGTTGAAGAGGATTATAATGAAAACACTAAGTGAGTGTTATTATTTCCAAAAAGTCGAGGAGAGTGATCCTGTGGTATTTAAAACACTAAAAGAAAAATTAAAATATTTCCATCCTGCGTTTCATTCAACAACACCTGAAGGACTTAATTCAAGATTAACCTTCTTGTTACAATGTGTGAGACCCGGTGATACAATACCGATTAAAGGATTATCAGATACTTCTGATTTGAATGCAAGGAATACATCATTTGGTCCTCCTCCTGTTTGTGTATTAAGAGTTGGGGATTTTTATCATTCTAAAGTTATCATCAAAGATGTTAATATAACATTTGAAGATTCCACATGGGATTTAAATCCAGAGGGTATTGGTGTACAACCGATGATTGCCAGTGTAACACTACAAATTAGTTTCATTGGTGGACAGGGAATATCAAGACCTGTTGAGAGATTACAAAACGCATTGTCGTCTAATTTCTTTGCGAATACCGAGATGTATGACGAAAGGTCTATCAATACTGCTGAGACAATCGATGGTAAAAAAAGAGAAGAATTTACTAAAGCTTTATTGGAAGAATTAAATAATAGAAAGGTAAGTAATGAAGATTCAACAAACGATAGTAAAGGTAATGAATTGACTGAAGGTGAGTTTATTGGTGTTGTATCTAGTACTTCATTGAGATATGATGGTTTAGTGAATACGTTATATGAAGTATCAGAAAAATATTTCGAAAACTATCCAACATTGTATAATCTGATGGTAAAAGATTATGGAACATCCATTTCATCGATGATTTTACACCCGAACTACAGAGATGTAAAAACATACGATATTTTCAATACAACATCTCCAAGTGCGGGATTGACAATTGATTTATTTGGTGAATATCCTAAAAGCAGACCATTATCATATTATATAAATGTGTTAAAAATTAAAATGACACAAGTATTGGAAACTACAAATATTAGTGAAATGATGGATCTTGATAGTATTTTGTCAGTACCAAAACAAAATAAAGCTAATGAACTTTTACAACCATTTTTCAAAAATTTTATTGAGACAGAAATCAATAGTATATCAAGTAAAACACAATTAAATGATTTCATTAAAGTAAGAAATGAAGTTATTGATGCATTTGATAAACTTAATTTTATTGTGAAATATGGTTACGATGTAAAAATTGATAAGGATGTTTTAACTCAGGGTACGTTATCAGGATTTACATATGATTTATTATATGATGAATATGAAAATTGTGTAAATTATATTCAAGAGAATACAGATAAATTATACGAAGATTTAGATACAACAATAAATTTTAATACCCCTGATATTTCAACCGATACACTTTCTGAATTATTATCTGTATTATTAAAAGAAGAGGATAGGTCAGATTTTATTGCAGTTTTTTCAGGTGATACAATAATATTTGATGGAAACACCATTGAAAAAATAACGAAGAAATTTGAGTCATTTATTAGTTCACCACCTAGAGATAAAAACTTTAAGTTCAAAAAACTTAAAAATAGAAAAAACGAAAAGGAAATATCATTTTTGGTGACAGAAAGTGAATTAAATGACGATGAAATCAAAAAGGAGGTTAAAAAATTAAAAAGTAAAAATAATATTCCCCCAACGGATGATAAATTAAATTATTTTAAATTATGAGTAGAATTTATTTTGATAGGTATCAATTTTTCGTAGGTGATGGTAATTTTAGAATTGTGCCAGGAATAGAACTACCGATTAAAGGAACCGATAGATATCATACGTTTAAAAGTGGAAAAGACAGATTGGATAAACTTTCCCAAGAATTTTATAATACACCAACATTTGGTTGGTTAATTATGACCGCAAATCAAAATGCTGGAACTAATGAGTTTGAAATACAAGACAATTTTATTTTAAGAATACCATTTCCATTGAATAGTAGTTTACAAGATTACAAAAGAGGGGTGGAATTGTATAATTTATATTATGGCGAACAATGATTTATCAAATAGTGAGAACATTTTAATTAAGACCGACGAAAATAATTTAATTTATGTCGATCCTAATAGTGTTTTAGTTAATAATGAAGTTCAACCAAGAAGTGTTTCTCAGGAAAGACTGGTAATGTATGCCAATCTTGAAGCGGATATTATACCGAGAACAACTCTCACTTCCGATGGTGATAAAAACTCTTTAAGGAGTATTGCCAAAGGAACATTAAATTTCCTTTCTTCTCAAGTAGGAGATTCGACAGACCCAAACGATAGAAATTTTACAACTAATTGGACCGATGCTTATTTAGAGAGAACTGAACGAAAATCTAAAGACGGAAACAGTGTTGGTGAGTTTTATCAAAATGATGGGACAGGTCAATCCTTTGGTATCGAAAGTATATCAGTGCAAATAAAAGGTGCCAATTTAATTCCACAAATAACGATAGAGTTTGCGGATGTTAGAGGTAAGACATTATTTGATTCTCCTGAAAATTCTCCATATAAAAGTTTTTTTCACATTCCTTGGCCAATATTTTACCTTACAATAAAAGGATATTATGGGAAGGCGATTAGATATAGGCTTCACTTAGTTTCATTTAGTTCAAGATTTAATGCCAATAGTGGAAATTTTGAGGTGACAACAAGATTTGTTGGTTCAACATATGCGTATATGAGTGATATCCCATTGAAAGCGGTGTTAAACGCTCCATATATGTATATTAGAACTGTAGAAGGTTCTCAGACATTTAATGAACAAACAGGGTTATATGAAAAGAAGGCGTTAAAGTCGTCTAAAGGATATCAAATCTTACAATCAGTTTATTCTGAAATGAAACAGAAAAAATTGATTCCACAAGATCTTCCAGTTAAAACTCTGAGAGAAATTTGTGCCTTGGCATCTACTCTTGATAAAAGATTGGAACAACAGATTTTTGATCAGGTAATTGATCCAGAAGTTTTAGATGGTATTAGGTCTTATCGAGAAGTATTGAAAAGTTTTGAAATCAAAGTAAATGGATGGAAAAATAAAAATTTAGATTTGACACTTTATAGTGACCAATTTACATTTAATTCTGAAGTATCAAGAGGTTATGCGTTAAAGTCAAAAAACAAACTTGATTTAACATTAGTAACAGGATCAACCAACAATGATACTTTGGAATATATTATAACAACTTTTTCTGAACAACTAAAAAAACATCAGAAAATATTCAATGAAAAGGTAAAAAGTGGTGGTGCAGGTGTTGACACAAAACTATTGTCTAATTCATTATCACGGATAGATTCCTATTATGGTTTATTATCAAGTGACCCAACAAAATATTACATATTTTTTGAAAGAATTATATCAGATATTCAAACACTTCAAAAAGTCTTTTTCGAACAAAACATTAAAGTAGAAAAGGAAATCGAAAAGAAGATGAACGAAATCATAAAAGACCCTGAAAAAGGGTTTGGATTTGAACCTACAGTACGGAATCTTTTCGGAATACTAATGGCAAATGCTGAAGTTTATGTTAGGTTAATGAAAGAAGTTCATTCTGACGCTTTTGATTTGGCAAATGAAAGAAAAAATATAATTGGTAAATTTTCAGATGAGTTTGGAGATTCTATTTACCCGTGGCCGGAAATTAAAAAAACCACACCCGGTGATAAACAAAGAGTAATTGCATATCCAGGCGAACCTGAATTACAAAGTAAGTTACAATCGTTTAACAGTACATTATGGCCCGAAGTATCGTTCGTTGAAGAATTTATGGGTGTGGCAACAAATGTTAAAGACCCATTGGTTGAAAAAGAAGGAGGAGTAAACGACTTACAATATATCTTCGATAGTAATCAAGATGAATCAAAAGTAAAGGATGTAAGTCAATTATTCAAAATACAACAAACACTACCATATTCAGATAGAAGACCATTATCGTTCTTATATGAAATTTATGAAAGAGCATTACAAATAACAACAGTCGATTCATTTAGCCCAACAGTGTTGAGGGAGTTGGCGGAAATTGAATTTGGAATGATTCAAGAAATTGCGGGAGAAGAGTTAGATGTTATTGACATATTAAAAAATTATATCAAATCAAAAGATGATTTAATAGAATATATGTTGAAACTTTCACCATATGAGAGATATCCATATTATGAAGATTGGTTACCAACAACAAATTATATTAAAGAAGTAATTACTACTCCGTTTAAAATCGAACAATACTATGAAGGGTCATCAGTAAAAAGTTTTGATTTAACCCCATATGAGAAATTAGATAATTTTTTAATTAATTATACTCCTGAAATATATAGAAAAAACATATTTCCATTTAATTCCAACACTTACTTAGATTATATCGAAAAGGATGGTTTTAGTGACGATGAATTTAAATTTGAAGGTGTCTTTAGAGTTGGTAATGATTTTATATCCACACCATTTGATAGATTTAATTGGATAAAACCACCATATTTTGATTTATCGGATACGTTTAATATGTTCACACGAAGTTTAAGGGTTGGTACCAATTTAACCAACATCTTGAATACACCATATTTCCATAAACAATTATACAGTGATTTCACAAAAACAAGTTCATTTGGGAAATATGCTGGTTCAGCATATCTTTTATTAAATTCATTACCTTATTATGATTTAAAAGATGAAATCACATTTTCAAAGGGAATCGATGGGGGAAAATCATTACATCCACCTAAAAGGATGTCGTCTATTTTTAGAGAAATTGGTGCCACTCATTATGTTCCGTATCATCTTATAGTTAAATGGGGGTCAATATATCACCGATATAAAAGAAAGGTATTGGACGGTGTTGATATCCTTAACGGATTCACAACATCTAATAGTGATACTACAACAACCAATATCAATACTGATTTATTTTTTAATGATAATGCAACAGGAACAACATTTACAACTTTTACATTTGGTTCAACAAATGTGGATTATTTGACTAATAAAGATGTAGGTGTCCATCCTTTCTATGATGCGGTATATCATCAAGTTATTAATGATTACAACCACTATGTGGTTTCTTCTGGAAATACGTCCTTTTCGGGTAATACTGTTAGTCAAAAAATTAACGGAAGAGTTAGGTCTAAACAAAATGGTTTGAATTATTGGACACAATATGTGGACAATTCAAAATTTGTTTCTACTGATATGTTTTATACCATTTTACCTAGTGATGGAGGTAACAAATATATTAATCTAAAAGATGAAGTCAGTATAGAACCCTCAGATTTTGATTTTGATAAATCAGAGCAACTTAATTTTAGATTACTTTGGGATGATGAATATATTAATGATAGTTTTAGTGGTAAAACATTTTTTGATTATGATGAATATAATATTAGTCTAACCGATGACCTATATAAAATTAGTTCAAACCAAAAGAAAGTATTTGATTTAATTGCAACATTTAGTCCTCAGATTTTAGATGAATTTGAAGAAATATTCTTACAATTTAGTTCTGAGTTGATTAATATTGAAGATCCATTTAAAAAATTCTCGAATGTAAAATATGACAACTTTCAAAAACTACTAAAAGAAATTGTAAAAATTGAGAAGAAGTCGGATGATGGGACGGAAATAGAAGATATTATATTAAAAATTAAAAGTAGACAGAAGCAAAAGTTAGTTGTTCTATCCGAAGAACTTACAAAGGCCGATAACTACCTTAAAATAACTTTGGGTAATCCAAAAGAATTGGACCCATATGTATTGAACAATTATACTGGTCAGACCGAATCATGGGGGTCGTATGATTTCCCATCTCAGAGTGGTAATACAAAATACATTGAATTATATGTTGGACAAAACCCTGATACAGGAATAACATATCAAGACTTCTTCAGTATATCAAACATAAGATTGGATGAAGAAAATGTGTTGTTGTTTAGACCTTTAATTTTGATTTATGCTGGCTATCTTAAGGATGGTGGAGTTAATACAAGAGATGCATTTTCAGTTTATTTACAGGATAATATAATAGATAAAAAAACCTCTGCAAATGAATCAGGTGGTACAAATAATAGATTAAATTTATTTCTTACTAAATTAATACCGATGTTCTCATCTTTGAAGTTAGAAAGAAATGATTTAGCGGTCAATTTTGTTGACGGTTATAATAATAGACAAGTCAAGGTTGAACTTTACAATAGTTTTAAATCATTTAATGACAAATGGGTAGCTGGTAATTCACTCGGACAAAGATTATTATTTGAGGAATTTTTATTTTTAGATAGAGCAAATAGAGACATTGGAAGTAAAACATATCTGAATTTAAGTAAATTCATTGGTTTGATTGATAGTAGAAATGATAACATAGATTTATATTCTACAATATCCACCTTATTAAAAGGTAGTGGGTTTGATATGAGAGCATTACCCGGATATGTAAATTTTTATGGAACAAATATCTCAAATAGATCTAAAATAACACCTTCTAAGAAAGTTGCTGAGAACTTATTCGGGACATTCTTAGATGTTGATTATGAAGAATCGTCACCTAAAATAATCGTACAATTCGTTGGTCCGTCATCAAATCATCCGGCGGATATGGGTAAAGATTATAAATTTAATGATGATAGTTTTGACATTTCAAATAGAAATAAAAACCCATTAATATCAACCTTACCCGAATTATATGATATTGACCAATTAAATAAATCCAATAAGGTTGTTGCCTTTGAAGTAAGTTTTGGAGACCAATATCAAAATATTTTTAAAGGAGTATCGTTAGACCAAACAACATTAAAAAACACATCAGAATCCTTTGTTGTTTTGGAAAACCTTGCAAGATCCGAATCGGGTGCAGGTACATACAATGTTGACGTTAGTTTGTTTGATTACTATAGACAAGCATCTTATTCATGTGATGTTACTTGTATGGGTAATGTTATGATACAACCAACAATGTATTTTTATCTTAAGAACATTCCAATGTTTAGAGGTACATATTGGATTACAGAAGTTAGTCATAATATTAGAGATAATAACATTGAAACAAGTTTTAAGGGTACAAGAATACCGGTTGCGGCATTACCTGACCCTGAGGATTCGTTTGTATCAAGTTATAAGTCATTATTAGATAAGATTACAAACTCAGCACGTGCCATTGTTAAAAAGACAGCAGATAATGCAAACAGTACGACTGGTACAACTGAACAAACAATTAGAACTGACTTTGGTAATTTTGTTACCGACATGGGAAAAACTCAGATAAATGGTGAAGAACTTATTAATACTTCCGGAATTAGTCAGTTTGGTATACCATTTAATGGTTATGGTAATGAGAAATACATACAAAAAGTTACCTATAGACAACAAAATGGACAACAAGGTGAATGGTTTAGAGCGAAAGTTGCCAGAATGGGATTGGAATCTACTATATATGAATTATCGGATTCTACACACATGTCACTATTGAGTAAACTTCAAAATACAATCAATGTGAATTCGGAGGGTCAAACCGGATTGAAATGGTCAGAACTAAAAGATTTATCAAACTCCCATTATTTCTATTCAACTAAGTTTCAGTTTAGTAAAAGTATAACCGCAGATAAAATAATCACAGGTGTTACAGAATTCTTGAATCCTAATAACAATAAACAATATACCTTAAATCCAAATTACGATTTAGATAGAAGAGTAGATACTTTAAATGTTTCGGGACCTGTTAATGTTGGACCATTTATAGATGGTTATGGTATCGGACTTTCCAATAAACTAATGAGTGAATTGAAAATATCGGAAGGGGAAATTCTTTATTTTAGAATAAAATAAAAACATTAATAATAAACGGGATATTTATATTTATAATAAAATCATTATGGACAATAATAAATTAAGAAACACCGTAGACCAGTTTTTAAACACAAAACAAGTTAGAAAGGTATCTAACGATGGGATGGAACGGGAAGAATGTGACTTGGCAACCGGAGAGTGTTATGTCATCAGGTCTAAAGATGGAATTGTTGAAAGAATAAATAAAAAATATATTACCGAAGACGGTAGACAACTTTTACAAGATTAAAGCCATGAGTTTAGAGAAAAAGTTATACGAAGAGTTAAAGCGTTTTAACGCGATTAACAAATACGGGAAAAAAATGATTATGGAACAGGATGTTCCACCTGCAGATCCTGCATTGGCTGGTGATTTACCACCTGAACCACCTATGGGCGCAGCTCCAATGGATATGCCACCACCTCCACCAGCACCTGCAATTGACGATGTTGAAGAGATTGATATTACTGATTTGGTTAATATGACCAAGAGTATCAAAAAAGAAATGGATGACAAGAAGGCAGAACAAGATGGTGTGGTAAATAAGATGGATGATGTTTTCAGTAAACTATCTGATTTGGAAAGTAAGTTAACCCAAATGGATATGGTTATGTCTAAAATTGACCAATTAGGTTCTAAAGTTGAAACTATGAGAGAACCGACCGCACAAGAAAAATTGGAAATGCGATCCTTAGACTCATATCCATTTAGTCAAAATCCACAACAATTTTTTGCGACGAAACAAGACCAAATGAGACAAAGTGGAAAAAATGAATACGTTTTATCAAAACGAGATGTTGATGAATATACAAAAGACACAATAAGACAAAGTTTTAATCCGGATAGAGAAGAAGATGAATTTAGGTTCTAATATTAATTTTTTCATGGGACTTCAAGTTCAAATGAAAGTAAACCATTGGCAAACCAAAGGTTATGCTAGACATCAAGCTTTTGGTAACTTTTATGAAGTTATGGATGGTTTAATTGATACTTTTGTTGAGTCTGCGATGGGAAAATACGGTCGTTTTGTACTTGATGAAGGAACAAAAACAATCGAAATGAATAATTTATCTGATTTGGATATGAAGGGTTTAATTAATACTGTAAGAGAAGTCTTGGTTCAAATTGAATTGGACGAGGTGGACACAGATTTATTAAACATAAGAGATGAAATGATTGGAGAAGTCAATAAATTATCTTATCTTATAACTTTAGAGTAGTGAAAAAATAATTTTCAAAAATAAAGACCCGGATTTTTTAATTCGGGTTTTTTAGTTTATACTTTATGAGTAACGTTATCATTAATTTTAAAATTTAACTAATATGTCAACATTTGATGCAGTACTGGCACAGTACGAAAAAAGTAAACAAGCCACAGGTGGCAACGGAAACAAAGTCTCACAAGAAGACAGACTGAAAAAGTATTTTACCACACTTTTACCAAAAGGTTCTCGTGGTGAAGAAAAAAGAATTAGAATTTTACCATCTAAAGATGGGGGTTCACCTTTTGTTGAGGTGTATTTTCACGAAGTTCAAGTTGATGGTCAGTGGTTAAAACTCTATGACCCAAAACAAGAAGGTAAAAGATCACCATTAAATGAGGTTTATCAAAGTTTAATGGAGACAGGTGTAGAATCAGATAGAGAACTTGCAAGACAATATCGTTCTCGTAAATTCTACATTGTAAAGATTATCGATAGAGACCATGAAGCAGATGGTGTGAAATTTTGGAGATTTAAACACAACGCAAAGAACGAAGGTGTTTTAGATAAAATCTTCCCTATCTTTAAAAATAAAGGAGACATTACTGATATTAACAAAGGAAGAGATTTGATTCTTTCTTTGGGACTAACTAAAGCGGGAACAGGGAAAGAATATACAACTATTAATTCCATTATTCCTGAAGACCAAGGACCACTTCACGAAGACCAAAATAAAGCAAATGAATGGGTTAATGACTCATTAACATGGTCTGACGTTTACTCTAAAAAGGGAGAAGACTATCTTGAATTGGTTGCTAATGGAGAGACTCCGAAATGGAGTACTGAAAGTAATAAATGGATTTCAGCAACTCAGTTGGAATCTCGTTCAGAAGAAACAATTGCGGCTCCTAAAAAATCTGCACCAGTTGTTGATTTTCAGGATGATGACGATACCGACTCAGATTTACCATTTTAATTAACAAGAACATTCCCGAGGACATAAAGTCCTTGGGGTGTTTTTAAAAAAATCAAAAACATGGCAATTAAAAAAACAGATTTTAGTTCAATTAAGAAAAAGTTCTCGAAAGAGGCGGAATATAAACCTGACCGATTTTTCGATTTGGGTGATGCATTTTTAGATGCATGTGGTATTCCTGGCCCTGCAATGGGACATATCAATATGTTATTAGGACATAGTGATACAGGTAAAACAACTGCGTTGGTTAAATCGGCGGTAGATGCACAAAAAAAGGGTATCATTCCTGTGTTCATTATTACGGAACAAAAATGGAGTTGGGACCATGCAGAATTGATGGGATTCGATAAGGATGGTGATTATCTTTTTAATAGTGATTTCGAATACATTGAACAAATCACAGATTATATCAATGAACTACTTGATGCACAAGAGAAAGGAGACTTACCTCACGATTTATTAATCCTATGGGATTCTGTTGGTTCAGTTCCATGTAAGATGACATATGATGGTAAAGGTGGTAAACAACACAATGCATCAGTTTTGGCGGATAAAATTGGAATGGGTATTAACCAACGTATATCGGGGTCAAGAAGAACTGATAAACCTCATACAAACACTTTAATTATTGTTAACCAACCATGGGTAGAATTACCTGATAACCCATTTGGACAACCAAAAATTAAAGCAAAAGGTGGTGAGGCGATTTGGTTGAATTCAAGTATTGTGTTCCTATTTGGTAATCAAAAAGGTGCAGGTACGACCAAAATCTCAATCACAAAAGATAAGAGAAAAGTTAAAATTGCTACAAGAACAAAAATCTCAATTATGAAAAACCACATCAATGGTTTGGGATATGAAGATGGACGTATCTTGGTAACATCACATGGGTTTATGCCGGGTAGAGAAGATTCTGAAGAGAAAAAATCTATCGATGAGTACAAAAAACAGAGTGGTGATTACATTAGTAAAATGTTAGGTGTTAGTGTTACTGACATTACGGATGTAGAAGTAGTAACGGAAGAAAGTAATGATTTTTAATAATGATTAATGTCTGTATTATTAGTTGATGGTGACAATTTACTTACGATTGGTTTCTTTGGTCTTAAAAATCACTTCTATAAGGGAAAACACATTGGTGGAATTTTTCATTTTATCAATACTCTTAGAAAATCGTTTGAGATTTATCATTTAGACAAAATCGTTGTCTTTTGGGACGGTAAGGATGGGTCACAATCTAGAAGACAAATCTATCATCAATACAAGGAGAATAGAAAAAACAGGATTAGAAGTGAAGAGGAAATAGACAATTACAATTATCAAAGACATAGAATAAAACAATATCTCGAAGAATTATACGTAAGACAGGGAGAATTTGAGTTCTGTGAAAGTGATGATTGTATTGCCTACTACTCCCTTAGTTCCCAAGAAGAAAATAAGATTATTTATTCTTCTGATGGGGATTTAACACAACTTGTTTCAGAAAGCACCCACATATTCAATCCATCACATCAAAAACTCTATAAGGTCAATGATACAATAATTTACAATCATGAACCTGTTCACATTGATAATGTGAAATTGATAAAGATGTTGTGTGGAGACCCGTCTGATAATATTTCAGGAATTAAAAATATGGGAGTTAAAAGGTTATTAACCTTGTTTCCTGAGATAAGAGAAAGGGGTGTTTCATTGGAAGAAGTCATAGACCGCACCAATCAACTATTCGAACAAGATAAACATAATTGGTTATATAAAAACATTTTAACCGGTGTAACCAAGTATGGTGTGTTTGGTGATGAATTCTTCCAAGTGAACAAAAGAATTGTTAGTCTCGAAGAACCGTTTCTAACTGATGAAGCAAAGGAAAATATAGATTTATTAATTAATGATGTTTTAGATCCTGAGGGCCGTTCATATAAAAATATGATGAAAATGATGACGGAGGATGGAATTTTCAATTTGTTACCAAAATCCGATGATGCATGGACAAATTTTCTAAATCCATTTTTAAGATTAACAAGAAAAGAAAAAAATAAAAAAAAAATAATCAAAGTTAAAAATTATGAATAATCAACAAGAAATCACAAAATTCGAATTTTTGTTTACATTAGATGGAAATATCGTGTGTCAAAGATTCTTCAACGTAAAAAACCATAATCCACAAGCAAGAAGAAGTATGGATTTACATGAATATGTAAAAAATATTTCGGAAGATATCAGTGATGATTTAAAAATAAAAACATCCGATTATCTGTGTGAAAATCAAAATTATTTCTCAAATTTAGAGGTTGTGGAAGATTCGTCCGAAGATAAAAAAGAAGACTTTTTGATTGAAATTAAACTCAACGATGATGTATTTATTTCAAGAATATTCCCCGCATACTACTATCACCCTAAAGTAAGATACACTGTGGATATTCGCCCAAAATTGAGAAGAATTTTGTCAGACTTAACTGACATTTTGTCATCCAAAAATTTGGAAACAACATATTTGAATTATCAACTTTAAAATAAAAAAAAATGTCAGAAGAGAAAAATTTTGGTTATCTAGGTCACACGTTTCAACAACAATTAATAAAGTCCATTATTGAAGATAAAAAATTTGGTGATGTAATTATTGATGTCTTAGAAAGCAAGTATTTTGATAACAATTCATTTAAGTTCATTATGGAAAACATAAAGGAACTTCACTTGTCTTATAACAAAGTACCCAACTATGAAACATTGGCTCAAAAAATAATGTCTGAAGGTGGTAACAAAGATGTTAACCGTCCACACATTGATACACTAGAATCAATCAAAAATTTGGAGAAAAATGATGAGTTTGTTAAAGACAAATCATTAAATTTCTGTAGACAACAAAATCTTAAAAAGGAATTAAAGGTCATCCAATCAATTATTGAGAATGGAGAATTCGAATCCTACAATAAGATTGAACAAAAAATCCAAAAGGCGTTACAAGTAGGTATAATGAATGATACTGTTGTTGATGTTTTTCACAACATAGACGATGCACTTGAAAAGGATTATAGATTACCTATTAGAACGGGTATCGTTGGATTAGATAACGTACTAAAGGGTGGTTTAGGTCGAGGTGAATTGGGTGTTGTTTTGGCACCAACTGGTACAGGAAAAACTACCTTAATGACCAAATTCGCAAACACGGCGTATAATGATGGTTTTAATGTTCTTCAAATATTTTTCGAAGATAATGAAGCACAAATTAAAAGAAAACATTATACAATTTGGTCAGGAATTGCACCGGATGACCAACCTGAATTTAAAGAAGAAGTTTTATCTGCGGTTAGAGAACAACAAGAAAGGTCTACCGGTTCTTTGAAATTATCCAAGTTACCGAGTGACAACATTACTATTTCTGAAATTAAATCTAAGATTAGAAAAATGATTTCAGAAGGGTTTAAACCTGACTTGTTACTAATCGATTATGTTGATTGTATCTCACCTGAAAGAAGTGTTGATGGTGAAGAATGGAAGGGTGAGGGTTCAATCATGAGAAGTTTAGAATCTATGACATCAGAATTCAATATTGCTATTTGGACGGCAACTCAAGGTAATAGAGGATCAATTTCATCTGAGGTTGTAACAGGAGACCAAATGGGTGGTTCTATTAAGAAGGCACAAATTGCACACATCATTCTTTCAATTGGTAAAACACTTGAACAAAAGGAGAGTAATTTGGCTACATTAACTTTATTGAAATCTCGTGTTGGTAAGGATGGTATCATTTGGCAAAATTGTAAATTCGACAATCAATTCTTAGTGATTGATACGGAGTCACAAAACACTTTGTTGGGTCACGAACATCAACAAGAAGAGAGAAGATCGAACAGAGCAGCCGAAGTCTTTAGAAAGGCACAAGAAAAAAAAGTTAGAGTTTAATTTATAAAAGATATGGGTAAGTTATTTACAGATAGAATTGCGTTTAAACCATTTGAATATCCCGAATATTACAATGAGGGTTGGTTAAAACAAATGCAGGCATTTTGGTTACACACCGAAATTCCTATGCAGGGTGATGTTAAAGATTGGAATGAAAATTTAAGTGTATCTGAAAAACACTTAGTTGGTAACATCCTTTTAGGGTTCGCACAAACAGAATGTGCAGTATCAGATTATTGGACAGGAATGGTTACTAAATGGTTTCCAAAACACGAAATCAAACAAATGGCGATGGCGTTTGGGTCTCAAGAGACAATTCACTCGGTTGCATATTCATATCTAAATGAGACGTTAGGTTTGGAGGATTTTGAAGGGTTTTTACATGATGAGACTATGAAAGAACGTTTTGAATTACTTACAAATACAACTGCTGATTGGACACCAAAGGATTTAGAAAAAAATCCTAAAGCGAGAGTTGAGGTTGCAAGAAGTTTAGCAATTTTCTCAGCGTTTGCTGAGGGTGTTGCGTTATATTCATCATTTGCGGTTCTTTATAGTTTCCAAATGAGAAATCTTTTGAAAGGTATCGGACAACAAATGAAATGGAGTGTAAGAGACGAATCACTTCACTCTAAAATGGGATGTCAATTATTCAGACACATGTGTTTAGAATATCCAGAATTATTGGAAGAGGCTAAAGAAGACATTTATAATGCGGCTAAACTTATTCAAGAATTGGAACACAAATTTATCGATAAAATTTTTGAAATGGGAGACCTTGAAAATTTGAAGGCGTCTGACCTTAAAGAGTTTATTAATAAACGAGTCAACGATAAATTAGTTGAACTTGGATATGACCCAACATTTAAATTCAATGAGAAGAAGGCATCTGAATTGGACTGGTTTTTTCACCTTACTGGAGGAGTTACACACACAGATTTCTTTGCGTTGAGACCTACCGATTACAGTAAAGCGGGTGAGGGTGAGAATTGGGATGATCTGTTTGGGAAAGCGCTTGGCAACTTCATTGACGAAGCGCAGCATTGTGCCCGCATG